TCTGGTTAACACAAATGAAGGAGAAAGCAATTGAAACAAACAAAGAATGGGCAGACAAACTCAGCATTCCACAATCCGCAGCAATTACTACAGTTAAACCCTCGGGAACTGTATCACAGTTGGTTGACTCTGCATCGGGAATTCACCCTCGCCACTCTGACTACTATATCAGAACAGTACGAGCAGATGTCAAAGACCCTCTTGCAATCTTCTTAAAAGAGAAAGGTGTGCCTTGTGAAGTAGATGTGATGAATGATAGTAACCTTGTATTCTCATTCCCACAAAAAGCTCCACAAGATTCTATTACACGTAAACAATGGAATGCAATTCAACAACTAGAACACTACTTAAAGTTTAAGAAGTTCTGGTGTGAACACAACCCATCTATTACAGTATATGTTCGTGAACATGAATGGATGGAAGTAGGTGCATGGGTTTATAAAAACTTTGATGACATTGGTGGTGTAAGTTTCTTACCATACAACGATCACGTATATCAACAAGCTCCATATCAAGACTGTACAGCTCCTGAGTATTACAAAGCAGAACAAGAGTTCCCAGACTTAGATTGGAATGAGTTTGATAATTATGAAGTAGATGATGCCACTGTAAACATGCATGAACTTGCATGCGTAAGTGGAGCGTGTGAACTTGTTTAACGCATTAGCAGTAGAGTTTATCCGGGGCTTCGGCCTCGGTATTCAATACACAGACGAATGGTTTGATGAGAATGGCCCGGCTTTTGTTGCCATGCTTGAGTTGGGTTTCATTCGATTCTTATTCTTCTGGTATCATGAGGAATAAATATGTTTAATAAACACCCTGGAGGTAAAGGCGACAAACCTATCCTACCTAAAGACCAGAAAAAGTTTGATAACAATTGGGACGCTATCTTCAAAAAGAAGAAAGAAGAACAAGACAAAGTAAACAAAGGATTATAATATGACAACAGAAGTTAAAGTACCAACAATTACAGTAACAGTAACAGTACCTGAAGCACAAGTAATTATTGCAGGTCTTCGTAAACTACCTATGGAAGCTGTAGAAGATTTAGTTAAACGTTTAGTTGAAGAAGGTAATAAACAACTAGCTGAACAAGAATCTAAACCAGCAGAATAATAGGCAATAAAAAAGCCCGCTGACTAGGCGGGCTATATGTTACTTGTTACCTGGCCCCTTAAAGGACAGGATCAAACGTTCACCAAAGATAAATCCAAACGGCATTGTTACTAGACTTAATCCTGCTTCTAATTGAGTAGGCATACTAGAAATAATAAACACACCAATACCAATGACAAGAATAGAACCAAGGTATCTAAACGATGCCCTTAGATCTACTACCCATTGACTAGGTGTTCCGTACGGGTTATCAAGCTGTGCTAATGCTTTCATCTTCTCAACTTGAGCATTGTCCATCTTAATCTGATCATCAACAGACAGACCAACATATTTATTAGTTACTTGCTTAACAAGATCTAATACAAGAGGAAACGCTGTCGAAGCCAGTAGGCTTTCTAAAATCATAACTACCCTTCAATAGTAATAGTCACTTCAGTAGATTCTTTAATAAGTGGAAACACTATATTAAAAGCATCTTTAGATCCACTAATCCAATCTGTACCAGCCCAGCCTGTCCCTACCAATAAACACCCTTCGGTGTCTTTGCTAGAGTTGCCTGAGTGAATTCTAACGCCCGTAAACCCTGGCACGTCCAGTATGTGTGGAAGTTCTTTGCCAAAATGATTGGAGTAGTCAATGACCACTCTATAGGTACCCTTTGGAATTGCTGTTTCATTTTGTACTTTCCATTCTGTTACTGGTCGTCCTTCGACTTCACGGCATCTATCTTCAAGTACATAACAAAGGTAAGTATCACCGTTATATAAGCGACCAATAGTATAAGTAGACCCATATTCAAATCGTTTTAGTTTTAGATTCATTTAATAGATGTAATAATTCCGTTAGTAACAGTCACTGTCTTAGAATCTGCTGTAGTGAATGTGCCTGAGACACCACCTTGTAGTAGAGAGAAGAGGCTTCTAAACCAATCCCTCCACTTAAAGTTCTCACCAATCTGATCTTGTGGAATAGGAGATATGTTACTCATAATCTAAGTCCTGACAATAACCCATGTCATAAAGTTCAGGAAGTTGATCTTCTAATCTCTTACCAATATCTGTACGATACATAATAGAGTTAGGGATTTCAATCTTCTTCTTGATGTTACCATAGCACTTATCACGTGCTGCTTCTACAGTACTACCAGTACCTGTTACAGTACAAACATAGTCTCCTGCAGTAACAAACATAGGTGTATTAAGTTTAACTTCACCATCAACCATACAAGGTGCCTTACCCCATTGTACTTCTGATAAATGAATATTCTTTACAACATCTTCTTCTGTAATACCAAACAACGGATATCCGCTACACTCTTTCTTTGTTAAACGAGAATAAGGATAATCAGGAATAGATATAACAACACCGCAAGCGACATCAGTACTAACACGTTGCGTGTCTTTACCATTGAGCAAGTCAAGCATCCATTCTGCTGGATCTCCTTTGTGCACTGCTTGTTGGATTTGGAACAACGGCCAACCTGGACGCATAGTAAACTCAAGAGGCCAAGGAGTGCCATCTTTGCCAATGATACAGTTAACATCTATATACCCCGTAAAAGCAAGACCATGTAAATAATCTTCCAGAGGTTTAAGAACCTTATCTGCAAGACACGACTCAGGAGTATAACGTAAGATAGTACCTTGCTCACCAGTAGCTACACCTAGATCGTTATTCATTAGCTTCTTAAATTCCCAGTTCTCACACCAGTTCTTATTAAAGCCACCTGGACCAAACCAACCACCAACAGCCATCTCAATACCAGGATGGAAGTCTTGTAGGATAAACTCACCCTTATAAGAATTCTTTTTCTTCCAGTACTGAAGCATGTATACCATATCAGCAGCTGATTTAGCAACGTATGATAATGCTTTGTCCCCGTCACCGATAGGTTTAGAGACATAACGTTTTGGGTTTTCCATTACGTATTTAATAGCATCATCATACTTACTAAATTTTACACTAGGAATAGTCTTGATACCTGCCTTCTCCATAACCTGACGGCCATGTTCTCGGTCTTGTTCCCACCTATTAGTATCAATAGATGGGCCAATGATCGGGTATCCTTTATCACGATAACGTTCTAGACCATGAATGTAAAATGTATTGTCAGTACAGAACACTAGGTCTGCCCAGTTCATATACTTTTCCCATTCAGTCACACGCTCAATGAGTCCACCATCACCGACTTCAGAACGGCTACCGTCTTTATTATGTCTAATAAATGCTTTAACTTGATGTCCATATGCTTTACAGCGTAGGGCAAAGTCTAAACAAACACCGCCTGCGTCAATGATAAGTATTTTCATTCTTCGTCTTTCGTAATTAGTCTAGCACCTTTAGGTGGTTCGTCTTTAATACCTAGTTTTCGTTTAGTACGTTTGTACATACGGTCAAGGTTTTTAGTAACACCTTCACCGCCAAGTTTACCAGTATGTTTACCAGTCATAGGTACCCCTACAAAGCCACCAATGGCTTCAGGAACACCTTTCTTAGCACCAGTAATACTAAACGGTATCATACTTGTTAAAGCTTCTTTAGCGGATTCTGCCCAAGTCTTATCAGCAGTCTTTATAAACATTCTAGGAACAAAGCCTAACTTGTTTATAAATGTTTTACTTGGATCTTTTATCCAATGGAAAGCTTCTGAGTAGTGTTTAAATGGATGTATAGCACTACCATCTCCGAGTTCAATAGAAAAGAAATCTTTATTGTCGTAGATAGAATGACCAGACAAAGCCATATTCAAACCGTTAGCTACTAAGTTTAAATATAACATAGCTTGTATTTGATATCGTCTTGCATAGTCACCAGCAGTTAACGGTTGTAAAATACCCTGTATACCACCAGCTATGTTCCATTTATGTGGCTGTAATAACGACTTAGGTATTGCTCTACCAAACACCCTTAAGGTTGACAACGTCCAGTCAGGAGCAAACTCCAAGATCTGGAAGTACTTTAAACCTTGTGGACTAAACGCAGACATCTTTAAATTCTCTAAGAACTTATTAGAGTCTCGAGCAGCTTCAAACCAGTTAAGACCACCATACACGTCGTTGACGTGCTTAGTAATTTCTTTAGCTAGCTGAGCTTCTGTTTTATTTGGATGATCACGCATAGCTTTTTCAAGCAATGCTTCCATAGTCATTAGCTTACTACCATCATGAATCACATCCCATGTAATCTTATCAAGTAGATGTTGTGGTTTAGAGGCTATCTCTAAAGTCTTTTGAGTATAGTCACCTTCAAAACCACCAAGCTTATGTAAGAACTCATCACC